GCATCAACTGCGCAATCCATATCATTAGCGACTACATAAGCATAACGCTTATGCCAGCTATTACGTTGTTCCAAAGATTTAAACTCTGGGTCATCGGTTGGTTTCTTTGCTGCCATTGATAGGAAACGAAAGAAAGGTGTTTGGTCAATTGCTAATTCAGATACACGATTACCAAACGCATATCGCCTTCTCAGATCACCAATACCACTTCCACCACTTATGGGGCTTGCACCATCACTTGAAGGCGCAACGGCATGTTGACTTAGTTTAAACGGATTATCCGCCATTTTGTACTCCTTAGTTTGCTTTTAAAGGGATCAATGCGGACTCAAACCTAACTGAACAAGTTATCAACCTGATTATCCATACCTAGAATGGCATCAAAAACAGCATCATTAGGGTCAGTACCCCGTGATTGTGAATTTGTTGCACCAGCAGAAGTTGGGATATCTCGTACCGCCTTCATCTGCTTTAGCATGCCTTCCTTAGTACTGTTCGCAACATTTGACATATACGCATCTTTATTTTTCAAAAGATAAATATCTTCAAAATTGATCTGATGCTTATTTGCCCAGCCCATCATTTCATTGAATTCATCATCGCCAATATTTCTACTCGATCTGAATTCTTTTGCTTGACGTTCTCGATCTATTTGCATCTGATCACGGGTTCTGGCATCATTATCAGCAGATAACTTACTGCTTACACGACCATCAACCGCCCGATCTATCATACCAGAAAAAACTCTGGCACTATCACCGCTAGGATTCTGAACTGCGTCTTCAATATCAAATACGAAGTCTTCAGGAAGATTTAACTCTTCTTTCAGTTCTTTTGGTTTTTGTCCATCTTGAACATAATCCCTTATTACGTTTACCAGCCCATCATCATTATGAAGAGCCTCAATATACGGCTTAAAGCGATCTAAGTCATCTAGCTCATCTTTTAATCTCTGAGCTTCACGTGATGAATCGGAATAGCGCTTCTCCCAATCAGTATCAACCTCTTTAGGGGCAGCCTTCTCTATGTCAGTGAATAGCGGGTTATCCTGTTTAGATTGTTCTGTTGCATTTTGATTTTCTTTTGGTTCTTCGTCAGTCCGAATCGCACCGTTTACTTCTCGATCTAGATCGTCAAAGAAACCCTCAGCGGAGCCAAAAACAGCATTTTCAATAATATCATCTGCTGGTTCTGGGTTTGCCACTTGTTGTTCACTCATTGTATGTTTACTCCATTTTGTGAATTCTTTCGCATAAGTGATCGTTGAAGATCAGACTCAGACTTAACTTTATCTGCGGAACGACCCTCAGACATCTTTCTGTCATTGACTGATTTTTTAATTTCAACTTCACCTTGCATAATTTTTTGTTTGATACCAGCCTGGACAAGTTGACGAGAAAGGGTTTCAATAGTCCCATCTCTGTCTTTGACCTGTTCTGTAAGTTCGCCAATCTGCCCCTGTTGTTGAGAATACAGGCTCTTGCGCTTGACAATCTTTTCTTTATTTCTAATATCAGTCTCAGCTAATACTGCAATATCATCTACAATACCAAGCTTCATTAATTCTTTCATTTCTGCTAAATATGCCCATCTATTAACAGGTAATGTGCTTCCAGCAACAATACGGACATCAAATCTTCCTGTTTCATAATCATTCCACTTAGAAATAGCCTGACCATAATCATTATAGATTGGAACATTAATTTCAACTTCTTTCATGTTCTCAATATTATTTGGCTGAACAATTCGCATTACCTTATGTGCTTTATAAACACTTTGACTAAAATCTTTTACAACTTGCCCTAATTGTTTTAGAGATGGTTCAATACTACTCTTGAGCCATTGCTTAACTCTACGAGTCCCATACTCGTCCAATGCAAGAAGACCACGATAAGTTTCAACATCTTTATCAGATGATCCCATTGATGTACCATATATACCAGCAAGATATTCCATATCCTGTTTTCCGCCCTGTACGATCTGATAAAAAGCCGCTGATAATTGTGCAGGCATGACTTCCTTTGGCGATTCAAAACCTTGATTAACTGGTAACAATGCGCCAGGGGCGGTTGCAAATTTCTCCCAATAAGCAGTATCAATAGAGCCTTCTTGGTACATCCATCTTAGCGAACTCCCCAGTGAGGCGTTGTGTATCATAAGCTGATGGGCTTTGTTGATTTCTTGCTGTTTACCAACCAAGGGTGCAACTGCGCTCATAGCAAAGGGAGTTCCTGTCCATTTGTACATAAAAGGTACCAGTGGGTAATGCTCTGTAGGGAGAATATCTTCAGATAGAGTTATGTCCCCTGCGACTTTCAATAGTTTTATTTCTGTTTTATAAAAGAATACATGATCTACAATCATTCTAGAAAACTCAGGGTCTTTCTTAATAACATCATACTCTTCAGCAGTTACAACCTTATTTTCTATAATAGACATAGATTTTTGAGCTTGCGCCATCATTTCTTGACTTAGTTGAGCAAGCTTTGCTTCATTGTCTTTTTGAGCTTTCTGGAGTTCTAACTCCATACGTTGAGGAAGAACATCACCTTTTTGAACGCCTTCCTGTAATTTTTTTTGTAACTCTTGCATTTCTACTTGCATTTCTGCATTTGCTTCAGCAAGTTGAGTATCTACCTGTTTTTTAATTTGCTCTACTTCTTCCTGACTAGGAATCTTTTGGTAAAATACATTACACCATTTTCTTTTATCTCTTTCATATACTTCAAAATATTCTACAAGAGGACTTTCCTTCCCTTCTTCATCATATCCAGTTGTAATCTCCTTGTACTGGAAATCAGCAGAAAATTCTGGTTTATCTGTATAATTATAATCAGTAGACTCATTAGAAGACGATTTCATAATTTTCGCCTTACTTTCAGGATACAGTTTGATTAATTGAGATTTTGGAAGAACTTTCCTAATGATTATATGACTGGCATCCCTGAATAAAGGATCACGGGATTTGGGATCTATGTAAACATCAAAAGGATCGGGTTGTTGAATAGTGACTTCACCCATGCCATTATCCATATTCGGATCAACACAAACCTGCATATAACCTGTAGATTTTGTAATTGCATCATTTATAACATTTGAATAAAGAGTTTGACACTCAGAAAGATTCCATATATAATCAGCAACATCAGAAAAGACTGCTGCCACATCACTATCAGATGCTTCTGTTCCTACAGCTTGCCATCTCGGTGTGTTAGACGTAGCATAATAATTAAGCATTTCAACAACAGGAATAATACGATTAACCGTAAACGTAGGCATACCTTGCTCACGCAAAGTTTCAATATCCTCAGAGGATATCTGATTATCGAGATAAAAGTCGTGACCCTCTTGATTGATGACTTCCCAGTCTTGTCTTCGAGAATCATTGACCGCATTAAAAAGCTTTCTTACTCTGTTAGCTCTTTTGTCCTCTTTTTTAGCCATTTAAGCTAGTACCCAGTTTTTTGGACGAGTTTTGGAATTACGGCTGTAAACACCGTTCTCTAATGTGAGACTCTGTGGAGGAGTTGCGTATTTACAAGCATACGCAAGCGCATCTATGGTATCATCATGCGCCATACGGTTCCCAAATGTAATGATTTCGTGGTGTAAATCGTAATGATTTTTTTTCATATATATTTGACCTATAGCAAACCTTTGTTGAAGGACTTCTTGAATCCTATCTCTCTTGTGCATTCTTGTTCCAGGTTTTTCTTCTTTCCACTTAATTGAGAAATCATTTCTTCTCATAGCTTCCGATCTCAATGACTGGAAAATAGGTCTAGACATAGTTGTTTCTTCTACTACCTGAAGTAAAGGATGATATTTATGTGCATAATCATACATATAGTCAACAATCCCTGGCTTATTCTCACCGACGATAGACATTACAGTGAGACTACGTTCCCTGATATAATCTATAACATAAATAGAATTATTCATATCAACTGCAATTACAATTATTACACTATAGTCTGATCCTCTTCTATCTACATCGGTAGCTGGATCAACTCCAACAAATGTCTGCACAGGTTTTAATTGGTCATCATGCCATATATAACCAATCTGATGTTCATCGTTCCATTCGTAATGCCCTTCCCAATATTTAATATGTCTTGAGTTGAATATAGAATCTTCCTCACTTTGTACTTCCATCATGTATTCTTGATAGTATTTATGTGGCATACCACTATCTCTATAAAATACCTTTTTCTCTTCAAGTTTTGTTTTAGGGAACCAACTATCCCATAATACATTACCTTTATTGTCTATAACCTTATATAACTTAACCTTCCAAGCAAAATCCTTTTTATCTTTCTTAGCTTTTTCGCTATTTGTTATAAGATTATTAATAAAAGAGTCATAGTGGACAGGAGTACCATTGATACGCAAGCGCCCAGTATGAGGCTCCAAAGCAGGATAAACAACCGCAGTGATAAGGTTTCCGTTTTTAGCTCTAGCTTCTGGAGTAAGTGTATTATTCTCATCTTCAAAGTCATCCAATATAATAAGATCGTATCGTTTATGAAGTTTAGCCCCACCACGAATACCCGATACATTTGATTTCGATAAGAGCTTACAACCGTTTTTTAATTCTATATCCTCTTCAGTCCATTTACGACCCTTTTGGTCACCAAAGTAATATAAGAGTTTCTCATTGAACTCAAGATGAGTCTTAACATAATCCATATTACCAGCGGCAAGTTTCTGGGTAGCAGATACCCAACCATAAAATAAAGGATCATCTTTAGTTGCGAAACAAAAAGACCAAAGAAGATCACATTTTGTAAGTACAGTTTTACCATGACCACGAGGCATAATAACAGCTAACTGTTTTACATCGTGGTTCATAATATCATCTGATATTTCATAGTGAAACCAAGGAGTTTCGCTTCGCAAAAAGTCATCAGGCAAAAAAAGTTTTCCAAAAGAGATCATATCCTTCTTAGCCATCATAAGAGCTTCTTCAGCCTTGGATACGTTTTGAGTATTAATATTCATTATTTCTTATATGAATCTAAAAACATTGGTTCTGTATGATCTAAGCCAAATTCAGCATATGGAGTTTTTGATATTTTATCTCTAGCACTTCTAGCATTAACATAATCTTTATTCCATAGAAGATGTTTTTTCTTAGTACCAAAAGGGAATATAGTATCATTAGATCCCTTTGATTTTGTATCTTTATTATACAAACCCATTCCTATGGATTTATTATAAACTTTTTCATCATTCCTCAAAGACTTTACCCAGTCTTTAGTAGTTGATGCATTAATTTTAGATGCATCTCTCCAATCAGTATTAAGCATTGTATATTCTCTATCTGGTTGAGCTACTGGTAAAAATTCTAATCTATTTTTGTAAGGAACTTTCGATGGATTTTCTATAATATTTTCAGATTTTGTGTCAAGATCAATATAATCTCTCCCAGTTTGTGGAGTGTAATCCATTCCAGCACGTTCTAGATTTTGTTGTAATACGTCTAAAGATCCATAGTCGGCAAGTTTTTCTTCATGCCGTTCATGAGACGGGAGATAGCCTTCTCTAACAATCGCGTCTTTTGGTCTACCCTGATGACTTTTTTCATGAGAATATATCATATCCCAATCATGTTTTTCTTTTTTATAAGTTTTTGAAAGAGGATTTGGCTGTGTTTCCATTATAATGCGATTTTTAGCATTACCACTTCTGTGCTGAGAAGTAGTAAGTCCTCTTACATTCTGATTAGTTATTCTACTAAGATCATTTAAATAAATGTCATCACCATACCCATCATCTCTTTTCCCAAGTCCAGAAAATCCATATTGATTTTGCAAATGTTCTACATGCCTGGGACTTTTCTTTGAATACTCATCTACTGTATGTAATAAATTGGCCCGACCCATCCTCTTTAAATCTTGTTCGTCTTTTTTATTAGCTTTATTAATATCAGAAAATACCATATCTGTATCTATTCTATCTAACATCTTTTTAAAAGACATATTGAAATCTGTTGCTTTGTATTTAGGAGGCATTATTTAGGTTTCCCTGGTCTAACACCAGCCATAATTACTTCTTTCTTAGGTTGGTGATAATCATAAATAGGTTTATCATCTGTTGCGTTCAACCAAGATCTATTACGTTTTCGCCACGCATCCATGCTCGCTTTACCAGCCTCCTTTATATCATCAGCTGATCGGAAATCCCACCCAAGATATTTTAATCTCTCAATTTCGTCGCCTTTCAATGGACGTATTTCCTCTTTATTTAATATCTTTAATATTTCTTTATTACCTTTCGGATTAGAAAATCTTAATTGTGAATTTAGATTATACCAAGTAGCCTCATCAGAATATACGCGCTTCACACCTTGCTTCTCTAGTTTAGCTGCCCTATCCATTCTTCTATCAGTGACTTTCTCAACTTGTTTTTTTACCTTTGGATTCACCACATCTATAAAATCATCTCCAAAAGCATCTTTAGGGAATTTTTTAATACGACCAAAAGAATAAAGAAAATTTTCTATTTTATCCAAGGGATTGAAATCTTTGGGTTTTTTTGCATACTGGAGCATACTTTGAGGTAGTCCCTTTTTAAATATAATCTCTTCAGCCTGATCTTGAAATGGGCCAATGATTCCTTTCTCCTTAAAATATTTATTAGGAACCCTGAATTTTAAAACCTCCCCCTTTGCTGAACCACCAAATCTTAAAGATTTATCAATAGCATAATCTGTGGCAATACTTGGATTCCTAGTAGTATGAAGAACTTCATCATATAATTTACTTCCTTTGATATTCTTGCCTGCATCAACAACGTGTTTTCTAACTCCTCTCCAAACTGGAGTAGTAGTAGCTCTACTATAAATATCCTTAACGCCCTTAACTGCCCCAACTCCAGTTCCAGCAATTACTGGCAATGTCCATAATAAATCATTAAGATTGGGATCTACCTTTCTTTCCCCAAACCCCTGAACTCCAGTACCAAATTCGATATAGGGGAGTATAGCCTTTTTTCTTGCCTGAAGAGTGGCTGGATCTTTTGTAAGATAATTTGATTCAGCCTTAGCATCAACTCTCTGCTGTTTTGCTTTAGACTTAGATTCAGACCTATGCTGATCTGGTGTTAAGCCACCACTTAATGTTTCATAAAGATTCATGCCGAAATTCTTCGTTCCGATGATTTGTTACTATTTTTCATACTCAATCCTTATTTTTCATACTATTACGCAGATTTGCGTTACGCAATGTAGTATAATTAGCATATTTCAAGTGGATAGTCTGACTACCCAAACTAGCAGTTTATGCTATTTATTACAGACAGAATCACTTCTTTTTACCGAACTTTTTACCATACCGAACATTTACTTCTTTTTACGCTTTCCCCAACTAAGTGGATTAATATTAAATTCTTTCTCATAGAAATTCACTTTCTCTTCTAACTGCTCTCGCTGTATAGTTTCTTCAACGATATGTTTGTCAAGTAGACTCCCAATTTTAACATCATTCGCAACCATCGCTTCTTCAAGGCTTCCCAATCTGCTTTCAATCCTCCAATAACCATAAACGAGCATACCAGTAAGCACAAGTAACTGACCCAACCATTTGAG